TATTCGTACACCATTAGGAGGATTTATAAATCACTCAAATACTCCTAATTGTGAACTAATAGAAGATGATGAAGATACAGATTATAAAAAATTAAAAACATTACGTAAAATAGAACAACAGGAAGAACTAACATTAAAATATAGTTTATATAGTATTTGCGATTACCTCTAGTGGTATATCTATAATATATATTCATAAATATTTTAGTGCTAAATATAATATAAAAAAAATAGTTAAATTTGTAGATTATGGGATATGATAAAATACCTAGGCAAAAACTGCCTATAAGTAAAAAAAATAAAAAATGGGGAGAAGAGTGTGTTGAAGCGTTTATAGATCTTTCTGACGCAGGTTCAGGATACTCTCAAAGAAGAGATGAATTAAAAATTTTATATGATTACTATAATGGTATAATTGATGAGGCAGATTACAATTACGTATTAAAACCTTACGGAAAATCTCGTAAGAACTTTCCTTCTGAAATGCGTAATTACCCTATTATCAAACCCATAATTGATCTTCTTCTAGGGGAAAAATCTAAAAGACCTCTCAATTATACCGTTACAGTACAAAATTCTGATACTACTAGTGTTAAAGAACAAGCTAAGAGTGAAGCAATCTTTAAAAATCTACAATTACATTTTATGCAAGCTGTTCAAGGACAAGGACAAGATATGGGGATGAGTCCAGAACAACAAGAACAAGAAAATCCAATGCCTCAACATATAGCAGAGATGTTTGAATCTAGTTATGTTGATCAAAGAGCTATTTTAGGTCAAAAATCTTTAAATTATATATTTCAAGAACAAGAAGTGTATGATAAAATACAAAAAGCTTGGTTTCATTATTTAATTAGTGGAGAAGCTTATACTCATAGAGGAGTTAGAAATGGTGAACCTTTTTATGAAATACTTAATCCAATAGATGTAGATTATGATTTAGATCCAGATTTAGAATTTGTAGAAGATGGAGACTGGGCTTTGACTAGAAAATATGCACACGCATCTACTGTGATTGATATGTATTATGATGATTTGTCAGAACAACAAATATTAGAACTTGAAGAGCCTAGACATTCTGAAACAGATGTCTCTTTCTTGTACGCACAATCATCTAGTAAAGATGTTAATGTACATAGAAATAGATTACTTGAAGTTGTAAATGTTTATTGGAAATCTAGAAAAAGAATAGGATTTTTAACTTATTTAGATCCTGAAACTGGAGCTATAGAAGAACAAGAAGTTGCAGATGGCTTTAGATTACCTAAAGAGATGAAAGAACAGGGAGCTGCTCTTGAATGGAAATGGGTTAATGAAGTGTGGGAAGGGACAAGAATAGATGGGAGAATGTATATTAATATAAATCCTATTGCAAATCAAAGGATGTCTATGGATAATCCTTCTAAATGTAAACTCCCTATTAATGGTAGAAAATATTCAGATACAAACACATCTAATATTTCTTTAGTTAAATTAGGGATACCTTATCAATTAAATTATAATATATATAAATATAGATTAGAACTTTCTATAGCAAAGTCAAAAGATATTATTGGTTCATTTGATATTAATATGATCCCTAAAAAATGGGATATGGATAAATTTATGTATTATGTAGAAGGTACAGGTATTGCTTGGGTTGATTATAATAAAGAAGGAATACAATTAAATCCTCAACATCAATCTGTTATGGATATGTCTGTTAAAACTATTCAACAATATATTGGTTTATTAGAAAGTATTTTAATAGAATGGGAAAAAATATCAGGAGTAAGTAGACAAAGACAGGGTGAAATTGGAGCATACGAAGGTAAAGCATCTTCTCAACAAGCTATATTACAATCTTCACATATTACAGAAGATTTATTTAGAAAGTTTGAAAGAATGGAACAAAGAGATTTTCAAGCGTTATTAGATTATTCTAAAGAAGCATGGTTAACAGGTAAAAAGACTATGTATGTTATGCCTGACGGAACAACTGACTTTTTAGATATAGATTCTATGTCTCATACAGAAACTAATTATGGAATATTTGTTTCAGATGCTGGTAAAGATGCTGAAAAACTACAAAATATTAAAGGACTTACTCAAGCTATGATGCAAAACGGAGCTAAGCCTGGAGATATAGCTGAAATGTTAGATTCAGATAGTTTTACTCAAATTAAAGATAATCTTAAAAAAGCTGATAAAGCTTCTGCTGAATTAGAACAAGCACAGCAACAAGCTCAACAAGAAGCTCAAAAACATGAAGCACAGATGGAGCAAATGAAATTAGAAGCAGAAAATATAGAGAACGAAAAAGATAGACAGAAAGATATTGAAATAGCTTTAATTAATGCTGAAGCTAAACAGCAAGCATCAAGCGGTACAGAGTCTTTACAATTAGAAAAAATGATTAGAGAATACGACATTAAAGAAAAAGAATTAGAGTTAAAAGAATTAGAATTAATGGAAAAAAGTAGAGGAGATCAATCTAAAGAAGATATAAGTAGAGAGGCTAATGAAATTTCTAGACAATTAAACGAAATGAAGAGAGCAAGTGATGTAGAAAATACTGCAGCTAAAAGAGAAAGTGAGTATATTAAAAGAGATACAGCAAATAGAGACATTAAAGCAAAAAAAGATATAGCAGATAAACAAGTAAAAGCAAAAGATGCCGAGTAATCAAACTAGAAAACAATTACTAGAAAGAATAAAAACTTCTACTTTTCCTGGAAGTATAATCGATGTATTTAAAGCAGCAGATCAAGGTATAGATCTTATATCTCAATTCGAACAAGAACAACAACAACAACAGCAACAACAAGGAATGCAAGTTGCTAATACTCCAGAACAACAAGAAGTAGGATTAAGAGACCAACATGCCATGGGAAATACTGACGCATCTATGGCCTTCCCTAATGTAGAACCTAATCAATCTTTTAATACAATGGGAATGAAAGCTCCTATTGATATTCAAAAAATAGATGATCAAGGACATTTAGTAGAAAGTTATAAGAATGTACCCCCAGGAATACAAAATTTACCAACTGGTCCTTATAAAGGAACTATAATAGAATCACCAGCTGCTTATCAAAAAGGTGGTTTCTTAAATAAAAGGCCTATAGGGCCATTAGCATTAAATAGTCCAGAAGGATGGGAACATTACATACGTCAAACTCCTCCTGAAGGTCGTCAGAAAGCGTTAAAAAATTATTATATATGGAGAATAGGAAATCCTGTACATGATAATAAAAGACCTAAAAATCCCTTTGATATAAGTGAATATCAATTTAAACCAGAAGGTTATCAAAAAGGTGGAGAAAAAGACGATAAATATAAAAAATGGAAAGCTAATTTACCTGAAAATCTTCAAACAGAAACAGAAGATTATAATTTAAGAGGAGCTTATGAAGGAGGTTTAACTCCTGTTTGGGACAAAGGAAGTCAATCTTATCATTTAAGTTCTGTAAATACTAAAACAGGTGAGTGGTTGAAATCTATGGATCATCCTTCAGCATGGATGGAATATAAGCAGTATTATTTAACTCCAGGAAGATTTCGTCAAGAATATACTCCAATAGTAGATCCTGAAGGACACTTTGGAGAAAAGCAATTAAAATATGTTAAACGTACTAATCAAAAAGGTGGTATAAAGAAAGATATTGGTGATACTATTATATATCCACCTGGCGATGGTGAATATAGATATGAACCTTACAATAAAGAAATTTTAGATATAAGACCAAAATTACAAAGAAAGGGTCTTTATGGTATTGAAAATAAAGATCTTCAAAAAGCATGGGAATGGGAAGAGAAGGAAAAGCAGAGAATAAAAGAAGAATATCTTAATAGACCTATGTCTGTTCAAACTGGAGGAATAAGAAAAATCCAAGAGGGTGGTATGTATGATAATATTCAAAATAATCCATCAGGTTGGATTTCTGGGATAACTAATTATGCTAATAACTTTTTAGATAATCAAAGTGTGAGTGATGGACAAAATGATTATGGTTTTAGTCATCCTACAGGAGATAGAAGATTTGCTTTATTAGATATGTATAGGGGTGCTGGAGAAACTGCGTGGGGAATGACTGATGAAGATAAAACTAATATTCCAGGAGTACCTTTTACTGACGGGGTATTAAATGAAAAGTGGGGTAATAGATTAAATTATGGACCACAAGATGAATTTTTACCTGAAGGTTCTCTTAAAAGTGATTTAAGGAAAGGTGCAAATTTTGCAGGATCTCAATTTAATCTTGGGATAAGCCCTACAGGAATTTCTCCATCATTTGGGGGTGGTGGGTATTGGGGACAAATGGGTAAAATAGCAGGGAATATAGCTGAACCATATATCGAAAAAGCTTGGAAACAACATGGACAACCTGTAGCTAATAAATGGTTTGATAATATTGGACAAAATGCAGTAGGTAAAGCAGGTGATTCTTTTACACCCTCTAACTTCAAATTGGGAAATCTTGTACCAGGTGGTATTTTTGAAAAAGGTGGATTAAGAAACTATCAAAGTGGTGGTATAAAGAATAAAAGTTTATTAAATGCAACTTTAGATTTTGAATGTCTTTCAGGAAAGGGAAGAAGCTGTGAAAATAGAGCAGGAAATCGATTTCAGATAGGACCTACATTTGGTCTTTCAGGAAATCAAGGATTGTATAATAAATATGATTCTGACGGTATGCTTGTTCAATCTCCTGATCTAAGTGCTAATCTTGGTGCTAGAATGAGATATGATTTAGGAATGAAAGATAAGAATTGGAATCCAGTAGCTTTAAGTTTAGGGTATAATAGAAACCAAGATTTGATTAAAGGTGGAAAAACTGGAACTAGGGGTACTCATAATATAATTGCTAGACTAGGACGATATCAGGAACATAGACCTCCTACAAATGATTGGTCTAGAGGTGATTCTAAATTTAACTATGGTATTCAAGGTAATTATGATTTAACAAATAAACAATTAAATAGATTAGGAGTATATGGGCAATATGGACTATTTAGTGGAAGTGCAAATATAAATCCTAGTACAGGCAAGCCTTATTTTTCATTAGGTTTACAACGATCATTTAAGAAAGGAGGTTTACGAAGACCTAAAATGTATAAAAATGGAGGGCATAAAGAAGATGATGTTTATCAGGGAATGGATAATATATATCAAGGAGCAAACTTTCTAAGAAGATGGCAACTTAGTGATAGATATAATGACTTAGTTACTAAAGAAATAAAAAAAGATCAAAAGGGTAATGGACCATTTTCTGATTGGTCAGTAGATAAATTTAAGAATTATAGAGATGCTAATCTTAGCAGTAATGGTGTATTTGATTATAGTTTTGATATTAGTAGTAAAGTTATAGGGAGCAAGCATGATAATCAGGGTAATATGACAAGTGCTTCAACAAATCCTAAAACTGGAAGGATTACATTTTATAGACCAAAAACTGAAGAAGGTACACAATTTGTAGGAATGATTCCTACACTTGGTTCTACAATGACACATGAGGGAACACATAAGAGAGATAGAGGATTTTATAAACCAAAACTTCAAAGTAATGCTAATGGGATGTCTGGTTGGGCTCGTGTACTTAGTAATCTCCC